TAATAAATTCTATAACATGAAAGAATTATAACTATATATAATATAAGTAATACAATTATAAAGGAGTGATGTAAAATGAATGATTTTCAAAAATTTAAAGAGGAGTATGAGAGTTTAATAAAAGCCGATGAGTCAATCCCACCTATTATTGACTTTTTAGAAAATGATATCGGAACTGGAAGACTTAATATTGTATTCTATGATAATGAGTCATTTAAAGACCACACAATAGAATATAGAAAGTTTGTAGCTATGATGATTACGATTAAGTATATTTCTAAAATTAATAATCAAAATTATATCGTTATCTTTAAATCTAAAGATATAGAAGATAAAAATGTACTTGATAATATTAGAAAGATAGAAACTAAGTATCTTAAATCAAATAAAGATAATGAGATTTATTGGTATGTGCTAAATAAATCTCATTTCTTATCATCTAAAGATTTCCCATTTGTACACCAAAAGATGATAGATACACCAGATGAATTTTTAACTGAAGTTTCTATGAGCCTAACTAAAGATAAATTTATAAAGCCTACATATTGGGCTGTATACCATGAAGCATTGATATCTATAGTAGGTAGAGAAAAGTATGGAATAGAGAGATTATATGATTCTCTTGATGATTTTATGTTACAAGATTTAAAAATGTAAAGGAGTGATATGTTATGTATGACAAAGAAGATTTAAAAATGAAATTAAAAGCTTATTCAGAAATGAAAGATAGTGACCTTATGGGGTTTGTATCTATACTCGAAAAGTCTTTAAAGGAAAGGTTTAAAGAGGATAGCATTTATACAATACCACCTTATATGGAAGGAAGTTTACAAGACATAGTAGCTAAAAATACTACTATAACTATGGGTATTCTTGAAGCTGTAGAGACTAAATATAATATAGAAAAAATGTGTGATGATTATGAAGAGTATTATAATAAACTTTTAAACATCATAAAGTCTGCAAATGATAGACATGAAGAAATTATAGATGAAATAAAGGAAGAAAGAAAACCTAGAACTTTTTCGAGAGTTTCAAGAATAATATCGAGAACTTCAGAAAGTGATGTCTTATACAATGTATGGTATGAAGAAGCATACCATAAATGGAAATGGTTCGATAAAAGAACTGAAGAAATAAATAAAATATTGAATGATAAGACACTGTCTAAATATGAATTTGATATAGAGTTTATATCGACTGACACCATGTCTATGGAACATAACAGTCAATTTAAAGTAGTAACTGTAATGTATTTTAAACTTACAGAATATATACCAGATGAGGAGTGATATAAATGGAAAATGATAAAATAGAAATAATAGTATATAAACCGAAAGGTGTAGCATCTGGAGATATGAGAGGAAGTTCTATTATGTCAGCTCTCGCTTCTCAAAGTCCTGAAATACTTTCATTTCTTTGTATGTGTGAATACTTTAGAATAGGTAAAGATGTAAGAGCTGCTAAACTATCATATTTTAAGAATTTTAATATAGTAGATTTTATAAAGAAAATGTCTGGAGATTCACAGGACAGAAATTATTTAATATTGATAGCTAAATATGAAGGTAGAGTTGTCGGAGAGCTTATAGCTTTCTTAGATGCTTGGGGAGTATCAGAGCCTACAATAAAATCATTGTATGTAGAAACTCAATACAGAAAGAAAGGTGTAGGTAAAGCTTTAGTTTCTAAGCTTATAGAAGAAACTGAAGATTACTTAAAAGATAATCATATATGGGAAAGAAAGTACCCGTATATATCAACACTTATTCTTGATTATAATAAACCAGCTATAAAGCTTTTAGAAAAATTAGGTTTTATTCCTTTTCAAAGAAAAGGTTGTGTATTTTTAAAGAAAGATATAAAAATTAAGGAGGATAAATAATGGATGAATTAAATTATGAAGTAGTAGGTGGAGATGGAATTAAAATTTGGACTGATGATGTTTTAAGAAAGGAACTTGTCCCTTTTATAGAAAAGGCTATGAAAGACAACTATAAATTCTTTAAGTTTGTAGCTGAAGTATATTCTTTTCTGAAAGCTCATATCAAAAAGCACAATATGGATAGATATAAGTTTGTACAAAAACTTGAAAACGATAGTGCGTTTTATGAATGTACAAGATGTATTATTGAGAGAAATGTTTATGTAGATGATGATGACACATTAGTTCTAGTAGAATCTGATAGAGAATCTTTAATAGATGATATGGTAAATCTTGTGAATAATATAATGTCTATTAAGACTATTTCTATAGAACTTACAATAGATGATAGAATTAAGAGAATGGGTATATGTACAACTTGGAGATTTATGATAGATGATTTAACTGAGGAACATGCAAAACTATCACAAAAGATAATAAAACTTGAATCTTTCATGGCTTCTCAAGAATGGTTTAATATATCAAAAGAAGAAAGAGATATGCTTACATCTCAAAGAAAATATATGGGAGAATATGCTAATATATTAAGAGCTAGAATATGTTGGTATAAAGAAAACCTTATATAGATAAAATAAGTGCTGTAGCTTAGGTTACAGCATTTTTTTTTTTGACTATATATTATAAACAAAGAAGACAGAGAAGTAAACTCAAAGGGTGAGAGCTTCAATCTGTCAAATTAAATTTAAGGAGGTCATAAGATGACTAAGAAAAGTTTATTGGCTGAAATAAAAATGGGAATTGAAAGTAAAGGTTTAGTATGGTTAGGAAGAAGAACTTCCGATTATTGTGAAAAACTACACATAATATTTATAGCTACTGATATGGAAAATGAAACTTGTCCAATCGGTAGGGTAGTTGATGCTTTTGGACTTACTAACTATTTCAACACATTGGAAAAATCTGATGTAATTTTAATAGGAGTAAATAGAGACTTTTTAGGTAAAGTTGAAAATGAAAAACGTGTACAAAGTCTACCAGTTGAAATATTAGGAATAGAAGACACAGATAAAGAAGTGAGATACACTTCAGTTACAATGTATGCTTCTATGCTAGGTGGAATAAAATCTTTTGCTGATAATGTAAACATCATAGAAAGCTATGAAACTATGATGGCTGAAAGATTTGAAAGTGACACTCTTGACAAAGCTGATATGATGAATATGGTTATTCTTCATAGAACATTTGTAACTTCTATAGTAAATGATAATAATTTCATAGCTGGAGTGAGAGATAATAACTTCTCATTCTGGTCAGTTAGAAAAATACTTAAATATCTAGTTCAAAAACACATCGAAGTATTCACTTCATTAAGTGGAAACTTTGATTATCAATTCACAAGAAGAAATGGGAATATTATAGGTGGGTATAACGGACACCCATTCTATAATAGTAAATTTTAATAAAGATATTGGCTGGGGTTTATCCTCAGCCTTTATTTTTTTTTTTTACGTTCCGAGAAAATATAAGTATATATTATAAATCTAGTAGCAATACTAAAATAAAATTTTAAGGAGGAATAAGATGAAAGAATTGTCAGACAATGTGAAAATGGTAGTCGGTATAATTGATTCGATGTATGAGCATAAGTGTAAAGATTTCGTAAAAGGAATAATAGCTTATGAAACTAATTGTAGAGATGGTGATATATTAAATAAAGTATACAATTTTTATATGTCTAATAAAGAGATACAACTTTTAAATCCTGAAATTGTAGAAAAAGTTTTAGAATATGAAGTGAAGAAAAAAGGAGAGTGATAATAATGATTAAAGTATCATTTTTATTAAGAGTTATTAAAGGTGCTAAGTTTGATGAGAAATCTGAAGAAGTTAAAGTTTACAGGGAGCTAAATTCTATAATAGCAAATATGATAAGTAAGTTTAAAGAAAAGGTTGTATATAAAGATATGCTACTTTGTGACAATATAGAAACTGAGGGTATAAATAATTATGCAACAGTTACACCTCAAGCACTGTCTCACACATTCTTATTAAACGAGAATGGAACTTATGATGAAATATTCAATATCATAAAGGGAACTATGACTGACAAATTAAAAGAGCACATTGTAAAAGAGCTTAAGTTAAACTCATTTACTATAGGTGTAAGAATTGATACATCTTCACTTAGTGGAAGTTATGATGTGATATTTAGCAATTTAGATAAAGAAAAGATGACAGCTAGAGTTGAGTGTCATCCATGGGATACACACTATCCAAATGTAGATATGATAAAATATATAAATATAACAGGGAGTGATATATAATGAAAAATTTAACTAAGAAAGAAAGATTTGATAAAGTTTTAGCAGAATTAAAAGTTTTAGAAGGTTTAGATGTAATAGCGTCTTATTATTATGACCATAAGAATTTGTATGCAAATCAAAAGGATTGTAAAATAGATTTTGATTTCTTAGATTTGTCTATAGTTCTTGTAAACCCAATAGCAATGGCTGGAACTGATAAAGAAGACATTATAAATGATTATGATACACTTCTTGATGCTTCGATATATTCTGCACTTTGTGGAGAAATAGGGTACTATTTTAATAACCCAATTATTATAGCTTTTACAAATGAGTATACAGATGATAAGACTGTAAAAGAAGTTAAAGCTATCTATAAGACTTACTTTGAAAAGCAAGGTGTCACTGGTTATATGGAAGTTTGTAACATGTTCAATCTTAATATGCTGGGAAATATCTGTGATAATGAAGTTATATTTGATAATGAATTTAAGTTAAGAAATGACTTAGATTTCTTAGATTATAAAATTGTAAATAATTATGGTGAAGAATATATGATTAAGAAACTTGTAAGAGATGTTACAAGACAAGTTTGGAACTATATGAAAGGACCTGAAGTTTCAGAAGATAACTTTGTTGATATACTTGCGGATGATGGTGTAAATGTTCTTGCAGCAGAAATAGTAAGTAAAGTTCATAAAGAAATGGGTTCTAATATACTTAATGATAAGATATTTACTGAGTTTATAATAAATAAAGATTATATTCCTAAAGACCCAGTAATAGAAGAAGCTAAGAAAGCGTAGGTGATTGATATGGGTAAAAGTAATTGGTGGAGTAACTTCTTTAATAATAGACTAGAATCTATCGAAAAGCTTAATTTAGCATATAGAAGAAAATGGAATAATATAGATTGGATGTATACCGATTTATCAAAATCTGATGAGCTATCACCAAATGATAAATGGAGTAAAGCCTTAAGAATTTTAAATGATAAGGCTACTTGTGGTTATTATCCATATCGCCCTTATTATAGTTCACCCAATGAATATGATAGTGCAAACTGGCATGATGTAAATTTTACAAAAGATGAAGTAGAAGCTGAGCTTTTAAATGTATTTAAGAAATATCCTAAATATTCAGCTCACACAGATGAAGGTATAAAAAATGATGTGTTATTTCAAAGTGTGTTAGCTATGTTAGGATTTATGCAAGATGTAGGAGCATATTATGGTGTCTTGCGAGTTGGGCATAGTATTTCTGATGATGTTATTGAAACTTATATAATGAAAGATAAAGATACCAATAGACAGATAATGAATCATGTTTTAGAAAAATATGATGATGTATTCTCTAAACTTTACAACATCAACAATATTGACAAAGATATAGATGATATCTTAAATCTTGAAGATAAAGATGAGATGAAAAGAAAGTTAAAAGCATTAACTCTATCTCACTGCAAGACTATATTTGAAAAGGATAATGAAAGTATAGAAGAGCTTAAAGATGCTGCTATATCTTGTGTAAGAACTTTTGGAAATAATAATAAAGATTTTATAAGACTTGCAAATATTGTAGGCACTGATAGTAAAACTTCTACAGAAAGACTTTTGGATAGATATAAAGGTTACTTAAAAATGTTTGATAAATAATTGATAAATAAATATTGGCTGGGAATATCCCAGCCTTTATTTTTTTTTATCCTCTTTGGTTAATACCTTTAGCTTTCATATTTTGAAATTCTGATACTTCAGTAGCATCAAATTCCATAAGTTGATGATGAGGAGAATCAATTCTTTTCCAGTCTCTACCGTGTTCCATTTGAAGACCTAACATCTTAGCACATAATTTTGCGTGTTCGTAGATAGTTTGCCATCTAGGGTCAGCAGGCGAGTCTGTATTTTTCCAGCCTACATAGTATATATCTACAGCATGTCCATATCCATCTCTTTGAATTTGGTGCATAGACATAGACTTAACTCCGTCAACCCAAGTTATTATAGTTCCGGGTTTAGTTCTGCCACGAGAGTAGTATTCTTGCTGAGTTGCAAGAGTTCTTACGCCTTCAGATATAAAGATATCTACAGGACAAGTAGCAAGCATATACCCAAGAAATAATTGAAGTTTTGGGTGTATTCCTTTTATTCTTTGCTTAAAAGTATCAGAAGCACCATTCATTTGGAATTTATTTTCAGTTTTGTTTTCCATTCTATTTACCTCCTTTATTAACTACTGGGCTTGTTTATGCTACCCCTTTCGGGGTAGCTAAAAACTATAGGGGTGAATTAAAAGCAAGATGGGAAGAAATATGAAATCTCTTCCCTATATATAAATCCTATTAAGGTAGGAATTGTATATCGTAAGGCTTTTACAAATATATGTTGAAAGTGTCATTAAAAAACCCAAAACGAACAAATCGGTAGATAATTTTAAAAAATTAATAACAATAGGAGGTAAATATAAATGGCTATATTTTATTATACAAAGCAAATGTTCCCACACACTTTCGTGGAAATACATGACTATAGCGAAGTGAAGTTACCATCTTCTCCACTAGATAATACAAATAGACAATTATCGCCAGTGTTTGCAGATATGGGTCCAGATGATAGAATAATGGTTGTTACTATGGAATCTCAATTTACTGAGCTTTATGGAAAACAAACATTCAAGCGTCATGGACTTATAGGTAAAGCTATAATTAAAAACCTAAGAGCTGGTGGTTGGACATATGTTAGAAGACTTACTGATGAAAAGTCTAAAAATGCCAATGTTTCATTAAATGTTCGTATTACTCCAGCTGATACAGCTACACCTAAGAAGAAATACTACATTATGAAAACTGGTACTTGGCAAGACACACAACCTACTGACGGTACACCAAATACTGACTGGGTTGAAGTATCTTTAACTAAGTCACCTACAATTTCGTATGCTTCTGAAAATCATCAAAACTTAAAAAGAAAAGCTGATGCTGAGCTTGTTGCTCCTACAAAAGACAGTAATGTTGATGTAGTTCCTGCTTATGTTTTAATGAGAACTGGTGCTGGTATCTTAGGTAATAAGACAGAAGTTATATTCCAAAAGATGAGAACTGTGTCTTCTAAAGAAGATAATATTTATCAAATGGATGTAATCTTATCTGAAAACCAAAGAGAAAGATATAAGATAAACGCTGTAGAAGATTCAAGATATGATGTTGTACCTTTGAATATCAAACAAGTATTGAATGGACAATCATATCAATTAAATGTACACGCTTCTGAAGCAAACCACACAAAACTTGCTGAACTTGTAATAGAAGCTTTAGGAAAATTAGTTGAAGACTTAGAAACTGCTATTGGTGGATTAGGAGCGTCAGCTCTTGCTAAAACAGCGATAGAAGGAGAACTTGCTAAAGTTAAAGTTGTAAAAGAAGCTTTAGAAGAAGATGATATTCCAGTTACAGCATTATGTACAATATTTGGAAGAAATGGAAGATTCTCATTCTTCTCTGACTTACTAGAAGATAAGGCTACTTATATAGATAGAGTAAGACTTGATAAAGGAACAAACGGAGATATCTTAAAAGGTAAATTCGATTGGAACTTACAAGTTAATACAGGTTCTGGTAATGTAAGAATATATGAAGAGTTATGTAAAAACTTCTTTGAAGGAAGATTAGAACCAGTTATCTTAGACTTTAATGAAGTTCCTGCGGATGTAATTTATGATATTGGGTATCCAGTAGCAGTTAAGGAAATGATAGGAAACTTTACATCTATTCCAAAAAGAAGAGATATAATAGCTACTATCTGTCCAAGCAAAATCCAATCTATAGCGGAACTTAAATCTTTCGATGAAGGATTTAAGATGACAAACTATATGTGTCTAAAAGAAGTAAACTGGGCTGATTATTATGACACAGATGAGCAAAAGACATTAAATGTACCTATTACTTATCTTATGATAAATGCTCAAGTTGAATTCGTTAAAGATGGTTGGTCAAATCCAATTCTTGCAAATAGAATAGTTGCTGGACCTATTGCTGGAACTATAACTCCAGTTATAAATATCTTAACTGATATTGAAGATAAGACTTATCTTGTAACTAATGGATGGAACTATATAAGTTCTTCTAAAATGGGATATTTCTTAGATGGTCAAAAGATGGCATCTACTGACCCTTATAAAGTATCTATTCTTCAAGAATATCATAATGCTTTCTTAATTGGAAGAATTATGAAGAAGATAACTGATACATTAAATAGAAATAGACACTTCTTACAAAAAGAATCTGAAGTTGCTACAGTACAAGCTATAGTAAATAAAGACTTAGAAGAATTTAGAAGTAAGTGTGCAAGTATAGTTTATACTGCTTACTACGAAGATACATTCGCACAAGCAGAAGGACTACTTACTCACTCAGTAGACTTAACTCTATTCGGTTCAAATAAATCACATAAGTTAGAATTAAATGTTTATAGACATTTAGTTGAAAATGCATCTTAAGGAGGGAGAATAAATGGCTTTTGATTATTTCGGAAATAAAATAACACAATCACAAGGTGATGGAGTCAATCTAAAATCTCACCACCTTTATGATATAACAGCAAATGACTTCCACTACTTAAAACCGGGTATAGTATCAAGAAGAACACTAAATGCTCTTCATCACTATACTACAGGTCGTGGAGTATTCGTGCCAACTCAAATGGCAGCGTTTATGGAATTTGCTTTTCCTAGAGAAACAGCATTCTTTAGACAAATGCTTATGGTTGCATCAAATAGACTTGAATTCGTTCAAGATAGACAAGCAGAAATAGGAACTAAAGACCCGGGTGTTGAAGGATATCAAATGGATTACATTTCTAAGACTTCAGGACTTGCAAGAGAGTTTACAATCAATATGGTTGCTGAACTTGACGGTGGTTTCTATACATTCTACATGACTAACTGGATTGAAGGTTCATTATCTATTCGTGACGGTGTAACTCATATGTATGGCTTCCAAGGAGCACCAACTCCTGCTAATATGTCTATGGAAGGAATATACTTCACTATGGACCCAACTGAGCAATATGTGATATACTCAGCATACATAACAAATATGCTACCTAAACAAGCTAACCTTTCAATGTTTAATACAACAAAAGGTGAATACCAACATGTGGAAGTAGGACTTCAATTTACTGGAATGCCTATAGATAATGATGTGAATGTATTTAAAGCTGCTCAAGGATATTTGGATAAACTTAATAAGGCAAGAGGACACGCTTCTCGTCTTAAAGGTATTACATATCCAAGACTTGATATGCCACAATCAGGAAAATCTGTTATTTAAAATATTTGGCTGGGGTTTCCCAGCCTTTTATTTATTTTTGCTAAACCTAATATATAGATTACTGTGTAAGTGTCTAAATAAAATTACAAGGAGAAGATAACATGGAAAGAAAACAATTTGGAAAGAAATTTGAAAAAAGAGGTAACTTTGAAAAGAGAGAAAGAAAGGAAACTCATATAGGAGAAATGGATTGGTACTTCAGAAGTATGGACCTTGCTGAACAATATGAGAAATCAAACAACTGGAAATACTTATCAATTCAAGAATATGAAGATAACTTCAGAACGGCAAAAGCTATTCTTAAAAGATTATACACATATAATAATGCTTTAAAAATCGGTTGGAATGTTATAGGTGTTGACGCTGATACTAAAGATGAAAATGGTATTATAGTGATATTTGGAGTATACAAATCTAAAGAAGGTAAACTTGCTATACCTTTATATAATTCAGTAATCTCAGGTAAAAATAGATATGTAGGACTTTCAAATGTGGTATATGGACTTAATGCTTCTGATACAGTTAATTATAAGAGAACTTATTTTAAACATTATAAATCTGTAATTTTAAATTGTGGAGATTTAAAAGATGAAGCTAAGTTATGGGAATTCTATGAAAAAGAAGAAAAAATTGATGGAGTTAAATACTACGGAAATCAAAAGTTCACTTTAATATTTATGAGTGAAGACTTTGTTAATGGTAAATCTTCTATAGTTCATAAGAAGTCTTTTAAGAAAGATATAAGATATGAAAAACCTGTAAAGAAATTCAATGATTATAAAAATAAAGGTGGATATAATAAAGGATACAAAAAACCTTATACACCTAAGTCACATATAACAATGGTAGATGAAAATTATAGCAAATAAGATTTATGGTACGGCAATGCCGTACCATTTTAATTAAGCTTTGTATAATATTCATATCTATCTACATTACTATAATAAATTATATATTATAATAGTGAAGATAGATAGAATAATGTGAGCGTGCTCAATTTAAGTAAACCCTATTATTATTATTAAAATTATCTAAATTCTATCTATCTTCATTAATAACAATGTTATTTTTTTTTTATTCTAAGACTATATTAGAACCGTGTACTATCTTAAAACTATTCTTAGCATATCTTATAGCTGTATAAACTACAGACTTATTTAAGATACTATCATCACTTATAATAAGAAGTATTTTATCATATCTTTTACACATAGCATATAGCGGTACAGCATAGCTATAATATAACTTATATCCTACTGGAGGTAGAGTATCTACATCTTTATCAACAGCACCTTCATTAATACTATCAATAAAATCTAAATTAATAGGTATTTCAAATTCTATTTCTTCCCCGTCAGGAGTAGTATACTTAAATCTATAAATAGGTGCTATAAGAGGTTCAGGCTCAGTTATCTTATCAACTACTACAAGTTCACTATATATCGGTATATTATAAATCTTAGTAGTATAATCATCTTGTGGTACTTTAGCAATTATTGGAGTATAATTTATCATCTTATCTCTTTTAGTAGGTGAGAATGTACGAGATAAGGCTTCTCTTATTCTTATATTATATTCAGCTATATTTTCACTATTAACAAGAACTATCTTATCGTAATCTAAAAGCTCATCATCTTTTAATATTTCTTGAGTTATTACAAACTCAGATGATGTAAATTCGGGTGATGTTAAATACTTAACTTGATATTTTTTAAGTTTATTAAGTAGCATATTAATTGCTGGGTTTACATCAGAGCGTCTATTATAAGTTTGTATATCAACATCGCACTTTACAAATCTTTTATAGAATTCTCCGTTTGAATAATCTGTAAGTAAATTATCATATAAATATACTATATGTGCTGTAAGTGGAATATTCATCAAAAGTTCATCAGTTATATCTCTATCAATAGTTCCATCTACAAGTACAAAGAGTATATCACAATATGGTAGATTATCAGCTATGAATTTATAATGTAAATCTATAGGTGATATCATCTCACTTTTAAATATATCAGAAAACTTAATATCGAAATTTAAAGATTTATAATAATCATTATCTTGACCCAAGTATAACTTACATACTACTATATCCTCTCCTTTAAAATTTTCATCTAAATAATCTTCTATTAACCTTTTAACATTGATTGCTTGTGATATTCCTACACTATGTACCCTTTTTGCTTCCAAATCTAGTGTCATCTTATCCAATCTAATCAACTCCTTATTTATACTTTATTTGCGTGTTTTTGATTTATTTGAGGTACTTTTCAAACATTTCCTTAGGAAATATGAAGTTTTAAAGGGGGTTTAACTAATGAATGTTAATATACCGATAGGAGCAGTATCTTGTTATGCTACTAAAGCTGGAAAGATAACTGACCCCTATTTTTATGTAAGAGTTCCTATACTCGGACTTGGTGCCGATAACGGGGACGCTAAAATTGAAATCAAAGCAAAGAATACTACCGATTATAGAGTATCACACGACGGAGATATAGATAGTGAGAAAGCTGATTATTATATAGAAGAAAAGTATGCATCTATTCCACCGGGACCTGAGATACCAACTGCGGCTGACCACTTCCATAAACATACAGGAGAATCTAAATTCAGAAAAGTACATTATTATAAATTAAATGATGTAGCTGTAAATGTAGGAGATTTAATGTTTGGTATCTTCTTAGATGGAGATACAAGGAATTTACTTATATGGCATATACCGCATAAAGTACCGATTGGTGGTGTGGTTGAATATGATTAATACTTCTATGTATATGGAGAGAATTGAAAGGTTATATTTTAAAAGATGTAAAGAAAATGTACCTTTTACTATAAATGATATATTATGTATAAAAACTGATTTAGGTTACTGGCATTTTGAATATGAAAAATCATATCTTGTTTATTTAGAAGACGGGGAGAGTGAACTTAAAAAACTTAGAAAAACTATTATTACAAAACTGGAATTTTTAGAAGAAGAAAGACATAGTATAAAACTTCTATATCTTAAATTTACACATTCTAAAGGGGTATCTATACTTCGTTTCAGAAGTAATAGAGTTGATAATAAGTTTAAAATATATAAGGAGGCTTTATAATGCTTAATAAGAATATAAGACCTGAAACTCTAGCAACTTATATAAAGACACAAGAAGATAATATGAGGATAGATACATTTAGATTTGCTGATATGAATGATGCTTTAATAACCGATGTACTACCTCAATATATAGATGTAAAGGATGTTGAGCTTACAGAAACTGAAATCAATAAGTATACTCATTCACCTAAACTTCTATCTTATGATGTCTATAAGACTACAGATTTATGGTTTATAATATGTATAGTAAATAACTGTAAAAGAGCTTATGAATTTAAACCTGATAAAATTATTAAGCTTCCTACAGATGATGGAATAAATGCAATGATATACGCCTTTAATAATCTAAGAAAAGTATAAAAGGAGATGGCAAAATTATGATAAATTTTGAAGCAAGTGCAAGAGAGACTAAATATATGGCACTATCAAATCTATATGCTATAACTCATGCACCTAATGTAGTTGACCAAATACTTGATGAATTTACAACTGATGAGATACTATCTTACGAAGATAATGCAGGGATACTTTATCTGACTTTGAAAAGATTTCCCAGTTCTTTTAATGGTGCTTCAGCTGATAAACAAAGATATCTACTAGAAGAACTAAAAGAAGAATACAGACACTCATCTGGACTTACAGAAATAGTTGGAAATATAATAAATAACTTGTCTGACGATAGTGCTCTTGAGTATAGAAAAGATGTTATTGAGCTTTGTGATATAGCTATTAAACATATGAGAGCACAAGGGTTTGAGATAGTACCTTATATTATAACATCTATGGATATAATAAATATGCTTGATAGAGTTGAAAGACTTATATTGACTTTAGATAAAGATACTGGTAGAAAATTTATAAGAGAGCTTACAACTAAATATAACTTCTCATATCTTATAGATAACTTATCATCAATTATTATAAAATCTATAAATCCTAACTATAAAGATTTAATAGAATATTATAGAGAGGTAATAGATGAAGTTATGGGATATGAAGATGATAATGTTGATTATGATTCGGAAGACTATAATCCGTTAAGAGATTTAACTATGACAAATGCTGAGATGATAAAACTTGCTTATGATTCTATAAGCTTTACTTTACAAGATTTAGATAAAATATCACAAATGAGATGTATAGTTGATATAAGAAATCTTATGAGTGCTTATCAAGTGTGTGAAGATGAAACTGAGATATTCAAAATATGTATGCAAATACTTGAGCCTTTCCTTGCTGAGATTAAAAAGACTTATGAGCTTGTAGAAGCAAGAGATGAAAGCTTCATAACTGTATTTAAAGATATAGTAGAAATAGGAGAATTGGAATACAGAATACCAAGACTTATGTATATGACTTCAGGAAGATTTGAAATACATGAGCCAATATACGACCCTATTTTTATAAATGAACTAAAAGTGATGAAAGATTTAAAGATTTGCGAACACCTGCATAGTTCATATATGGAGGCTAAGGCACTTGCCGACCCTTCATATGTCTATATCCCATATTTGAATTTTGATATCGAAAAGGTATCAAAACTCGTTCCCATTAAATATGATGATGCTGATACTTATGATGATATAATCTCAGAAGAAGCATAATTCAAAAATTGACCTATATATTATATAGGTGTAGCAATACAATTAATAACATTTTAAGGAGGAAAAATTATGAGCGACAAATTTGGAAAATTCGGAAAGTTTAACAAACCGGGAGAATACGGTGAAGATGTAAAGGAAGTAGTTACAGAGGAAACTAAGGTAGAGGAAACTCCTACTACTTTTGGTAAAGTAAGAGTCGATGAAACTGCCACTGAAGTAAAAGAAGAAATTAAAGAAGGTGGAAAATTTATGGAAGATAAGTTCTATACACCACCTGTAACTGAAGCAAAAACTGAAGTTGAATCTAACACAGTAAAGAGAGAACCTGAAGCAGCAAAACCAAAAGCTTCAGAGCCAAAAATGTTTGAAACTGTAAGAGAAACAAAAGCAGCAGTTAAAGAAAACATCGAAAGAGCAAATGCACATCAAAATAATAATAGATTAGGAGGAATAAGAAAAATGGAAGGAAGAAAGGCAGATATTATAGCACTAAGAGTTAATGTAAGACTTGGAGATTTAGCAACATTTTTACAAGGAGAAATCACAACTCCGTTTGACATTAACTTAAAGGAATTTTCACCTGAAAGAGAACTTCAAACTGTAGATGAAAATGACAGAAAGAATATGGAATCTATAGTTAAGAAAATTGTAGCTTATGGTGAAGATAGTTCGTATCTAAATACTGTACCTGTGATTACAGTAGATACAAAATATTTGAAAGCTCCAATAGATGATATTAACTTAATAGCTATTGGAATTAATCAAGAAAAACCTAGCTTACAAAACTTTAATAACAAATACTGTGTGCCTCACATAGTAGATAGAGCTGGTGGACAATCTGATGTGTTCTTGGATACAGCTACAGTTGTAACTTTAACAGCTTGTGAGCTTTTAAATAACTGCATAAACAAAGATGACATCTTAAATAGAAACTCTCAATATGCAGTAGCTATATCTTTCAATAAAAGAGATGGATACACTGTAGAGTTTGTAAACAAGAACTACAGAGAAGTAAGATAATAAATTTTGGTGTGGGGTTTCCCACACCATTCTTTTTTGACTTTATAATGTAAGGAGTGACACAAGATGATTTCAAAAGCTATGGCGATAGTTACAGCAATAAAGAGTTTATATGAAGTAGGTTCAAGATTTATAGAAAGAGGAAAAGAGTTCTTTTTAGGTAAGAAAGAAAGACATGTAGAACCACTTATAAATTATATTCCAGATTATGAGAAAATACAAATGGATACTACTTTTAAAGGATATACAAAAGATGATATAGTTTCAGAATGTATGGTAAGAATAAGAGAGGAGTTATTTCAATCTTTATCTATAGATGTACTGTATAATCTTATAGTAGTGACAATAGCAAAGACAGTTAAAAAGATATTAACTAAAGTTCCAATTCAAATGAAAGGAGATAATAATGCAAATCGTAAAGTTATCTTTAAAGGAGCAAATAAAGAGGTTGAGAATAGAGAATTCAATGGCAGAGTTAGACCCAAGTATAACTTTTCTTTATAGAGGAAGACTGTATGGTGTAGCATATTTCTATGATACATTCATAAGAAATTTCTATAAGATGTTAGATTCAAAAGAAGTTATAGATAAGTTAAAACTTCGTGAGATACCTCTATTTGATGGTGATGTTATAATATTTGGAGTTACAAATGTAAATAAGTTTATAGATTTCTTGATAGAATATTTTATTCGTTTTATCTATAACTTAAGAGGTAAGGAGCAATCATTTGTCTGGGATATGTATGTGATGTGCTATCCTAATATAATACTTCAAAAGCTTAAGTTTCATATGGAGCATATGTTCACTTATTATGATTTTGTAGTATTAAATCCATATATAAGGTTTAATAGAACGAATACTGATAGTGAAAGAATGGAAGTAATACTTAAGAATGCGATTGCTGGAGTTTTAAATTATGTAATAGGAGTGAGTGAAAATGAATTTAGGGAAAAGAATTCTATCTGTGAAAGGTAATTCATATATGAGGTCTTTAAGACAAGGAAAGGCTTGGGAAGCAATAGATGCTATATCAAAAGATTATGATTCTATAATAGATTCTATATTAGATGACAGTGGTATTAGAAACCTTAAAAATACAGAACTTTCAAAAATAGTTAAGTTATGTATATACTCTATGTCAAATTATGGTCATGGTGATGTATACTATGACTATGATGATATAGATACTTTCTATGATGAATATAGAGAAAATCTCAAATTAAATGGGTATTTCTTACCAGAAGAAATAAGTGTTGAAGAGTTTATCTTTGATGGTAAGGAAATAGACCCCCACGATTTTGGGGGTAAGATTATGGATATAAATTATGGAGAGCTTACTATTCCTGATAGTGTACATACTATAATGTCAGATGCTGACATATGTGCTGATATGACAGTAAGAATAGGAAATGCCGATGATTTATCTACGTTCCTAGAAGTTTGCTATGATACATTTGTAGATTTATTCAAAGACTTATCTCATCAAGAAGAGCTAGATGCTGTAAGATATGCACCATATACTATACTTACAGATTACATTTCGACTATGTTATTTACTATAGCTGATGAAGTAGTAGGAGATATAATAAAAATGTATGCTGAAGTATTTCCTGAATTTAAGCAATTTCTGGAATTTGAAAATGATTATGTCTACAGCTATCCAAAATCAATTACAGAATGTATAACAAAAGATGAGCTAGGTATGGCATTTCTATATAACTATAGAGGTGAAGATGATATAAGTGTAGCTCTTGTTTGTATTTGTATGATGTTTAAGAATTACTTAGAAAGGAGAATTATAATATGAGACTTGATATTCCTGTAATACCTAGACAAAGAATGGTAAGAAGTCTGATAAAGTATGGAAACTTACATGAGGAAAATGGAATATACAGTGATATACAAGGTTATATAAAGGATAAGTTTGGCGTATCTAATGTATATGATATTATAAATCCTTATGAAGTAAGAAGAGCTATAATAGATGCTGGAGATAAAACCGAAGGTGTTAAGCATTTCTTAGTTTTAGACGAAAGTGGATATATATGGGAAGATGAGTATTCTGATGATGTTGCAAAAGAAATACAAGCAAAAGTAATCGTTGATATAGGAGATGCCGAGTTTACAGCAGATGAGCAAAAGGATATAGAAAGCTCAGCTGAGTCAATTCTATTTAAAGACTTTGGGTATGATGAGTATTTTGAGCATTTAGATTTATCTATATTTCATAGAGTTAAATCCTCAAATTCACAAGCTACATATAAATTATTTTATAGAGTATTTGAAGAAATATTTTCAGACTTATTCTTGAATGTAAAAGATGCTAATATAGATGATGATAGACTTACAATTTATCTATCTCATCTTATAATAACTTATATGACAGAATGGAGACTTGAAGATATAATAGATTATGAATATGAAATAGACAAAAGTAAGTACGATACTCTAAGAAATAGTAATATCTCAACTTATCTCATAACATTATTTCATGAATTTGATACAGATGTTTTTACAGATGAAATGAAATATACAGTAGCTGTCATTATCTATGTAGGGTGTGTATTTGTAAAGAATGGTTTTATGAGAATAAAATTGGATAAGTGATAATATGAGACTTAATTTTGATGATAGTTTTATACCTAATCATATGTATTTAAAAATGTTAGAAGATGGGTATTTTGAAAGAGAAATAGAAAAGCATACAAATCTTATGAGAGCGAAACTTACAAAACTTATAAAGAATCAGAATATTCTATATAATAGAGAAGATAATTTAATAGTTACAGTATGGGACAGTGAAACTAAAGAAAGATATATAGCAGGAATTAACTGTCCTGTATCTTCTGTATATCAAGAACTTCAAAAAGTATATAGAATATGTGATGATATGCTTATGCTTATTTTAGGAAAGGCTTATCGTGATAAACTAATATATAGCCAAGGGGAAGATAGGGTACCCGTAAAAGTCAAAGTTATGAGTATATATAATATACTTAATGAGAATACTTATATGATGTATCCTAAAGATATTATGATAATTCTCATAGATTATATATTAAGGGGGCTTATTAAAAATGAGATTAAATAAAGAAAAAGTGGAAAGTAAAGTAAATAGAATAGTAAAAGATTATGTAAGAAATAAGATAGATATAGTAGATGTACTTGAATATTACTTTCATAATGATAGTGAAAGACTTGATAAAATAATAAGAAGATTCAATGATGAGACATTTGAGAAAAGACGTGGAATGCTCGATGGGGGCTTGCCTCTTACAATGGAAGATATCAAAGATTTTAGATATTATCTTAATGAAGTGAATCACAGTGTAGATAAGAAGGCACAAATAAGAAGTTTAGATATACAAAGAAGACTTCTTGATATAATAGCAGAAGATGCTATGTCTCACGATTTAGAAGAAATATTAACAGAGTATGATGATACTACATCTATCCAATATATGCTATACAACGATATACTTTGTGGTGCAAGATTCGTAGAATCAGATTTATTATATGGTAGAACTTTTGGAAATAGATATTCACCATACTATATCAAATATACTTGGGATGAGTACAAAGAAATGTATTTTACAAATATAGCTGAAGCTGATGAGTATGCTTATAAACTTATGACATCAGATAGAGCAATATATATTGGAGATAATAACTATAATAGAAATACAGTATGCACGCTTGTAACACTTGCATTTGCAACAGCGATAGCAATAATGTATGAAAGACACAATATGGAAGATGAAGGTATTACAAAGAAAGAATATCTAGCATCTTGTATAAACTCTGATATTATAGTAGATGTATTAAATGACCTTTGTATATCATCATCAGTTTCGGATATTCTATATTTTATGGTAGATATAATAGATGAGATATTCGATAGCTTGTATATAAGAAGAAGTAAAGAATATTTACTCGAATATATAGAAATTCGTTGTGAAGGAGAAATAGATATAAAAAGAGTTGAAAATTACATAAATGAAGTATACAAAGATTTAGCATAAGGTAGGTGATAAGAATGAAGGAACATAAAATCCCTGCCGAGATATGTATAAAAAGAATATCAGATTTATTCAGTATCAACTGGGGTGGAATAAAACCAAGTCATATAACTTGTGCGATACTTGATTTTAACTCAGCACTTAATACTATTTGTAGAATGCAATGTATAGAAACTTATGGTGTTTCTAAGTTCTTATCAGAAGTTACAAATGTAATAAGAGATTTTATATCTGAAAACCTAGATAAAAAGATATACATTTTGTATAATACTAAAGATAACAAGACTTATCTTAAAGAGCATTTAGGAGACGCTTATCTTGATTTCTTCTATGATAAGCGTCCAGCTCTATCTGATGATATTATAATGATGTATATTAAAAAGCTAGAGGAAATAGCAAAGACATCAAATATAAAACTCATAAACTGTGGTAAGTTTGAACCATCAGTTGCAGCATTTGTACTAACTACATTCTACAAAGATGTACTAATATTTTCAAGAAGTCTTGTTATGCTTCAACTTGCAGGATATGGAGGAACTATGTGGGACGGTACATTTATATATAGAGCTGATGTTGACCCTATGTTTAATGTATCAACTAAAAGAAGAAATGCTAAATACAGATTTCCTACTACTATCCCGTATGGACTATATCCTTACTATGTGTGTATGCACGGTATTCCACTTCATGGGTGGAATGGACTTAAAGGATATGGAGAGAAAAAGACTGCTGAATATATAGAAAATAATATCTCAAATTTGCTTTCTGGAAAAGACGAAGTATTTAATTATGATGACTTTAAATACTTATATCCATCTGAGTTTATAGCTAAAGTTGTAAACAAAGATGAGAATTTAAAGAAAGAATTTGCAGAATTTAGACTTAAGTTATTCACTTGAAATATGGGGTTTATCCCCATATTTTTTGTATTTACGAACAAATTATATAGTTTTAAATAAATAAAAGGAGGTTTAAGATAAATGGATATAACTACTTATTTTGCGAATATAATCGCAAGTTTAGTTCAAGCTAGAATGCGTTATGTATCTAAAACTTTAGCAACAGGTAAAGAATCCCTTATAAACTCTGGTAATAATAATGTAATTACATTCCCAGTTATAGTAAGCTCAGACATACCTCAAGCTACAGCTTCTGATATAGCAAAAGATATAGAAACTCTACTTGGTATGGCTACCAAAAACTTTATAGAAGGTGAAGTAACTCGTAATACATCTGAACTTTCTATGACAGCTATTATGAGCTCACTTCCATTTACTAGAATGAATGCTGGTATTACAGATAATAGAACTTCAGGAGATGCAGCTTATGTGACAGGTCTTGCTTTAAATGGACAAAGTGAAAATGGTGATGACACTACTGGAGTATACGCTGAAGCATTAAGAAGAGCTGGAAATAGATTACAAAAAGTAAATTATTACGGAGAAGCTGACGGAGTTCAAATAATGAGAGATAAAGGTTCAGGTCCTACTTTCATTCAAGTTGAAGTTCCGTATATAGCAAATGCTGGAACTAACAAATCTGGAGAAGTTAAAACTGTAAAGGTTCAGCTAGGATTTGAAGGTGTTATAAGATTTGTCGATGTTGATGAATTTGTAACAAGAATAGGAAACTTTGACTCTAATAGATTCTTCAAAAACTTTATAAAGTTATCAAAAGGAGAAATATCTTTTATGGGAGATTTCTTACTTGAAATGGATAGATTAAGAGTTGAAGCTAAATCTCAAGCTACTTCTAATAAACTATGGAAGACATTAGAGCTTATGAATAGAAAAAGAGACATATTCGTAAGGTCATTCCCATTTACTACATTTGTAATATCTGATGAAGTTGCAGATAGAATCAAAGAAAGATATATGATAGATACTGAAAATGAAAGACAAATAAAAGCTTTAATGGAAAGTTTCTTTGCGTTTGCTTTCTATGAAGTTAATACTGGTACAAATGTTGTAAAGGTAATGAAAGATGGAGATGCTATGTATAAAACTTTAACTTTAGATGATATTGAAAGAAATACAACTAAGGTTGAAAGAAAATTAAAAGAACTTATTAAGATTGGAGGTTAATTATGAGTATGATAGATATAGAACTTAAAGGGGTTATGGATGAATACTCAGACCCAAGTTTAAGAGGTAAAATATACAAATTGTATGCTGAAGCTGAAGACCCACAACTTAAAGACTTCCAAATAGGACATCTTGCTTTTATGGTGGGAGAAGGAATAGACCCAGTTAATATAAGAAAAATGGGTGCTTCACTTACTCAATATAATGAAGCTACTAAAATGATAGATGCTTCACAAGGAGATATTAAAAAGTTAAAAGCATATGGAGATATAGTTGATATTTTAAATGCTTGTACTTTATACACTGAAGCAGTTAAGAAATCTAAGTATTTATCTGAGACTAAGCAACTTCTTGAAATATTAGAAGACAACGCTCAAGCATTTGCTAAATCTTATAAAAAGGATTTCTCTATATTTGCTAAAACTGTTTATAGAGGACTTGTAATGAGCTTAATTATAGAATCTTGTGCTCTCGCTATAACTTATGTAGCGGTTCAACATGACGCTAAAGTTGATATGGATACTTATATAGAAAAGACAGCTGGATGGAAAGACTTATTTAGAAGAACTGAAGATATAATAGATGATAAGGATATTAAGAAATTAATATCAGGTGCTGGAATAGAACTTAAAGCTGAAGCTATAGATGAGTATTCTAAAAATATAGCCAATAATATTCACTTGTATTCTGAAGTATCTTTGCAAGATGTGGCTTTCTTATTTAAACTAGGAGTTGCAAAACTCGCATATAAAATATGTGGACTTGTAAGATGGCTTATCTATATGGTACTTGTATCTAAGTATTCATTAGAAGCAAGACTTGCTGAGATGAAGAAGATAATAGAATATTCAAAGAAAGACTTATCACAAAAGGTATCTGATGAAGATAAGCTTATGGATAATCTTGTTGATATAAGAGTGAATGACATAGCTGTTATGGGAGACGCTGAAAAGGATGTCTCTGGACTTAAACTTAAAGAAACTGAAGAAGAAGGTAAATTTGCTATCTAACAAAATTCTAGGGTATTTTACTTTTCACTTTTTTTCCTTTAAATTTATATAGAAATTTGTGGTGGGATGTCCCACCACAAAATCACTAAACATCATGATGATATTACCTTTCTAGGTTTAACACTACCTTTTACTTTGACCTAGAAAATTCATCTTCAATAGAATAAAGATATAGGATTATGGTTGGGGTTTCCCAACCATAACTCTTGTCCTTGATTATATATTATAATCTTGGATATTCACTAACTAACTATTAGTAATTCAAAATATCCGAAGGAGGAGAACATGAAAAAATATAAATTATTGGAAAACGCAGAAACTGGAATTTACTTTAAGCTTGTCAATCTTGACAAGTACAGAGAAAAGATGGTATCAGAAGGTAAGCATTTTATGATAGATACTTCCTTTGATATGCTTAAGCTTTCCATAGAAGAAGGTGGAAAGACTGAGCTTATTATGAGAGATACCATATACTCAGCAAGAAGATTTGGACCACAAAGATATGAGCCACCTGAGGCTCAAGCTTATACTTATCAATGTAAATGTGGAGCTAAGATAGGTAGTGATAATATTGGTGAATACTGTATTAATTGTGGTACAACTGTAGAGAGAAAATTCTTTCCTTTATCCACTATGGGTTGGATAAGACTACCGACTAAAATGCTAACACCTGCTGGTATTTACTTTCTTCGTAAAGCACTATCAGGAGCTGCTAAAAAGGACGGTAATAAGTTTGATAAGTTAAAAGAAGGGAAAGAACCATTTAGAATAGATGATAGTTATAATCTATATAATAGATGGGAAGAAATAATAGAAGAACATGTAAAGCAAAAATCAACACAAAGATTCCTTCTAGTTCATAAAGAAGAATTGTTTACATCTTGCTTTCCTGTATCTACAAGAAGACTTAGAAGATTCATGATAGTACCTAATGGTGATGTACCGATAATACAAGCAGATAAATTATCAGTACTTTATACAAATATCATATCTTTAACTAAGTACCCACAAGTAGTTCCTGATGGTCCTGAGACAAGAGGATATATAGGAAAAGCTTATCTAACTGACGGTGAAAAGGTATATGAAAAGCTTGTAGAAGAACTTGCAGCTGATAAGAAGAAAACTATAAAAGGTGAGATATACTCAACTAGAAATAACTATTCAGCAAGGGTTTTGATAGAACCCGATAATCACCTAAAAGTTGGAGATGGAACTCAAACAAGAGTAGGTTATGATATATTCAGAACTCTTGAAAAGCCTATACTTATAAAGATATTGCAAGAAGAATACAATATGAGTGTAGAAGAATCGGAAAAGATTTGTGACCCTGATTTTAAACTAAATATAGACCAAAAGAAACTTCTTCGTAAGATTTGTAAAGAACATAGAGGAGAATTCTATATTCATATTAATAGACCACCCACAATACACGAATCTGGTATTATGGTTGTAGAAATAGTTGATTTATGTGAAGGTAATATAATCTTTCTAAATCCAATTCTAATAGCCCTCTTCCAAGCTGACTTTGATGGAGATACAATATCTGTCTATGGAGTAGATGAAGATACAAGATGGAGAGTTAAAATTGTATGTAGTCCAAGAAAGCACTCACTTTGGTGGGACAGAAGTCTTAATGGAAGATATGGGGGAGTTAATGACCAAGTAGTTACAACTCATATGGTTTTACAAGACCAAAAGGTAGAGTTCTTAAGAAAGAAGGATAGAAAATGAACTTAAATATCAAAAGAACTTGGACTGGGAACATAATTACAAAACTTGATATTAAGATGATGAAAGGTGTTATGAAAGATGTCTATTTTCTAGCATCTTTCCCTATATCTTCACAAATACATTTTAAAGCTTATATGAACACAAATGTCAATCTATGGTATATACTTGAGCGTATAAATATAGAAACCTTTATAGATTATATTGGTGGGTCTGATATGTATTTTGTGCCTCTTTCTATATATGCAATAGAACAAAGATTCACAAGAGAGGGTGGTACAATAATAGAGCATTTCAACAACTTGCAAACTTTACTTTATGAGAAGTTTGATGAAGTTGAGGATAAATACCCCAATATAGCAAGTGAGCTTGAATACTATTTAGAAAAAGAAATAGATGCTATTTGTGAGCATTTGGATATAGGAACTATATATAGAAAACTAAGAAAAGGAGGAGAAGGTAATGCTTCTTAAAAGATTAAGAGGACTTGATTATAAGTCTAATAAAGAGCTCATAGAGCATATACAAGCAATACAGAAAGAGAAAGATAAACTTGATAAAATATCTCTTTTATCACTTCTTATTAAAAGACCTATAGTCTATGTAGGTGCGATAGAAGATGATAAATCTATAGTTGTATTTGAGTCTATTCTTATGAAATCTGATTTAGAAGAGAATGTAACTTATTCTGATAGAATATCATCATTTGTAGATATACTAAAAGATGAAGAGTTAAACTTCACTATGCTTCATAATATCAATACAGCTATAACTGAACATCCAAGAGAATTTGCTACTATGGTATTTCATGTACTATATGATGGAGATTGTGAGGATAATATAGCTCAAGATTTCAAAGATACAATAAAAAGACTTCTTCCACAAGATGAAGTAAAACATATCTTCAAGATGGCTGAAACTATGCAAGTTGATGTAGAAAAGCTTTTAAATGATGAATATGATTTTGATAGTATAGAAACTAAAGATATGGATGATATTGATTAAAAGGAGTTTATTATGTTTAGGAAACTGGAAGCTTATGAATATGATATAAGAAAGTGTAATATATCAGTTTTAAGAACTCTAAATATAATAGATGATGATACTTATAAAAGACTATATGATGCTCCTAGAATGGAGCGTCAAGTCTTTGTCGGTAAAATGATGAGAGACAAAGACGGTCTATCTCAAGAATACAGAGACTTCGTTAAACGCTGTGTACTTCGTTTTAAGAGCATTAATAATATAGATGATAAAGATATAATAGAAGTGGTACACGACGCTGTATGGGTATCATCAGAGCTTTTAAATACAAAGCTATCCAAGTATATAGAATTTGTCTGTAAAAGAAAATCTACTTGTACTTGGAACATAGGAAAAATAGTATTCTATTATGATTCGTTATCTGGTAACTTCTTTCAAAGAGGCTTAGGAGATACAGATAGCATTTGGTTTGAAGTTATTAAGAAAGCTATGAGAATGGCTGAGTTTTCACTTCAAGTGGAAGTATATAAATATCTACATTCTTTTAAGAAAGATTATATCTTAAAGAATTTAGACGATAGATATT